CCGTTCACAAAAGCGTCTAGAGTAGCTCCAGTAGTATTCACCCAATACTGTACTGTCCCGGAAGGAGAAGCGGCATCAAACAAGTGCCGATCTCCTCCATTGCTGGGGTCTACTCGAAACCACATACCAATAGACCAATCTCCGTCATCTCCGGGAAAGATTGACTCGGCTGAGGCTTCAGCATGGCCTCCCGCTCCATCGAAACGAGGACTCCAATCACTCGAGCGGATCAATGCTCTGTCGTTGAGAGTATAGCCGCTGTAATAATCCCCAACATGGCCTTGAACAGGCTCGTTGAGAGTCGATCCTGACTCCTCATTCATCGGCCAAAACGAAACTCCATCCCACTGATCTTTGAGATATTGCCGAAGCCGTCGATGAAGCTCGTTCGACTGGATTATGTGTGTAGATTTAGTCGCCATCAGTCTTCATACCTCGCAAAAACATAGCCGTCATAAGAGACCGGGTTGTAGGTGATCGGGTCTTGCGAAAAAACGACGTAAGCCCCTCCCGGCAAATCCTCTCCATGGATACTCGAGAACGGAGGGAATCTGTCAGCACCCGACCCAGTTGCAGTGAATGGAACCGACTCGACGAATGAGCCAGAGCCTGACGGGTCGCCGTCCCAGATCTGAAGAAAATTCTCGTTTCCGTTGCCTTGTTGGTCCGGAACAAACCCCGAAACTTGATAAAGCCGAGCCGGGTTACTCGAAATTGTATGCTCCGCAGCAGGAGGGTCTCCGACATACTTTTGAGGGCCCAGGCCACTTCCGAGAAGTGTTCGAAGAAACGTCTCCGGAACCTCTTGCTCAATCGTGTGGAGAGACTCAATAGCGTTCGAGGCCAACGCCTTGCTCAGCTCTGTAATTAACCGACCGCGAGAGTCCGCCTGAAAATCGACATTATCGCCGTCAGACGGGTTCGGAAGTGTGGAGTTGTAAACCGCCTCAATTGCTGCATTTATCTGATCAATATCAACGTCATCTGAAACCGGCCCGTGGCTCGCCGTTCCGCTGGCATACGTCTCAACCACTTTCACGGTAACAGTGTCCGTTCCGCTCCCCGTTGCACGAAAGAGCCACTTCGATGCTCCAGCGTTCTGCCATTGGTGAGGGCCAGAAAAATATCGCTCTCCGGCCTGAATTTCGAATCCGCTGTCCTGATCCTCTCCCCCAACAAGCTCGAGATGTTCTCCATTGTCTCCCTGGAACAAGAAAATCACGTTGTCAGACCGGATATTAAGATCGTCGAGAGGCATCTCGACTGCGGGGTCCTCCGCGTCAGCTTGAATTTTTCCGACTTGCTTCGAAATTCCCATCAAACGCCTCCATGAACTAAATATGCGCTCACTGTAATCTCTGTCGGCCTCTTCACTGTAATATACCGAAGAAAACCCTCGGCCTGAACTCTGCTAGGACCTACTTTCTGCACTTGCTCTTCGCTCGGCAGAACCGGCCACCCCTCCAATTTTGGATCTGGAGAAAGCCAGGCACGATGCTCAAGCTCCGAGCAATCGAACACGTAAATAATCCCTGCGATCGGTTGAAACCGCTGAACCGGGAATCCGGTCAATTCCTCCGACATCAAATCGGCATCCAAATCGAGCGGAATCGTTTCGCTTTCGTATAGTGGTCCCTCAATCATCCGTATCGCCTTCGTCTGGCTCCTCAGACGTATCAGATTCAGGTTCTACTTCACCATCCGGGTCAACGGGCTGAGGCCCTCGAGCAAGATGTCCTCCACCTCTCTCACGAGCCGCTTGCTCTGGATGCAATTCTTTCCATTCCTCTTCAGGAACAAACCGAGGAGGTCCGTCTTCTGTCGTAAACCGATACGCCTCAGGTACATCATACTGTTTTCGAATAACATTCAAAGCCCCGCTCATCTCTGAACGAATCGACTGCTGCGCCATCTGAAAATTCTGACGCGCTTGCTCGAGCTTCGCCTGTAGCTCTGACTGAGCCTCTTCATAAATCTCTGCGTCCTTCTCGTCGAGTTCAATTTCGCCACTCATTTTTCTCCTTATTTATAAAGCACTACAAAGTTCTGTCCGAAATTACGTCCAAACCGTCACTGAAATTCCGTCGGGAGCGGCCCGGCTTACATCCGTGACGCTGCCACTTGAGTCATACTGTATTCGAACCGTCCGAATTTCGAGAAATCCGCTCTCAAACCACCAATGAGTCATCCACCCCTCGGCGTCAGAATCCGCTTGCTTTTGGACGGTGACAGATGCGTGGGTAGCAGAAGGTGATAATTCAATTGAGAAACTGCCGCCGCTCGCTGTTGTGCCGGACGTTTTGACGACAGAATTCCCTTCTTCTTCTTGTAAGGTCCCGGATCCGTCAATCAAAAAAGCGCCGTATGGAAGATTATCTGAGAAAAAGTCGACCCCGTTAGCTGTTAGCCAAGCCGAACCCTTACCGTCCGGTAGGATAGTCGCACCTCCCGGCTCCGGCCCGTCAATCGCACCGACGTTTGATAGCCGTAACGAGTCGCCGCCGATCTGTTTGAAGGAATAAGTATCTGAAGCCGACGCTTCCATAATCGGGCCGGTGGTCGATTCAAAAGAATCTGGCCCCATTAAGCGACTCGCGGTCCCATCATAAGCAAGGATCGACACATTATCATTCTGCGGAAGCGCTCGGATTTTCAGGACATCAAGGTCTTTTACGCCAAGGCGACCGAAATCATCATTCGTATCCAGAATTTGAACGCCGTCCCCAATTTGTCCTCCACTCGATTGGTAGGATATGCGGTCGACACGGATTTCGTCAGTCACCTCCAGCTCCGCTAAATTTAGCGGATCGTCGACGCTTAACGTGTCCGCTGAAATACCGAGCCCAGCGCCAGCGTTTATATCAAAAGATCCTGAAGATTCTGACAACCCGCTTCCAGCCGACGGTCTAGTATGGTGAGCGTCCGAATCAGCAGAGTTGAGCAGGTTGTTGTGATCGATATCAGACTCGTCAACGGCGATATTAAGTTCAGCATCACTCCCGGCCCGGTCGTAGCCGACAAGGTCAATGGCATTCCCTTCAGTAAAATCCATGTCCTCGACATTTGACTCGATAAAACCACCATTCACATAGAGGTCGAACGGATCATCGCTTCCAACCGTATCGTTGTAATAGTAATCGACGATGTATTTCTGGTTGTTCGAATCCCAAGTAGTGGTCAGTGAACCGTCTCCAGAAACACGGAATTCAAACTCGGGAACATTGTCTTGCGAAGTGCTGTCTCCGCTGGCATCAACTAACTGGCTGACCGTCGCCGCGTCCTGAGCGTTTGATCCGTCTTTTAGGTTCTGGAGCCGGTTTGAATTGAGACCGATGTAGTCGGAGTTATCGTCTGGCTTGAGGCTATCCGTCTCGACGTCTCCGGGGACATTCAGATGATTCCGAAGATTTAGCTTCGGGTCATCGTTCAGCTCCACATCCACTCTCTCAGTCTGGCTATCCCATGTTCCCTTGAGAGCGTGCGCTAACTCAACGTTCTCGACATTTTCACGAACCTGACCTACACCTTCCGGGTCATAAAAAGTCAGTCCGAGGTCCTCAAAAGTCGGTCCCGCTGTATGTGAAATTGCTCCACTAGGCATTAAATTTCCTCAATAGAAGGTCCAACTCGAACTAGATGGGGAGTCCCCGGCTCGCCTGTTACACTTTGATCAATGTTCACCTCGACGTCGAGCTTATCGTACTCGGCAGTGTCTACTCTTTGAGATCGTCCGCGCCACCCGACTCGTCGGAAGTGTCCGTCTTCAGCAAAAGTCCAATCCCCTTCAGCATTTCCGTCAGTATCCTTAGGAAGCACGTGTATACGAAAATCGCCAGCAATTGCATCTCCTGAAGTAATAAACGTGGTGCTTCCCGAACTAGAAACTTCAAGCGTGTAATCATCCTGTCCATATCCATCCCCGATAATCTTCAGAGTCGTCGCATTCTCAATCGACGCGCTCCAGTTGGTCGAGTTGTTATTAATGTCATCTCGGAGGCCCGTCAGGACATCATTCTCTGAATCGCCAGAAGTAGCCTGATAGCTAAAATTGTTTGTTCCATCGAGAGTAACGGTATGGTCTGAAGTGTCGTCCAGAGAATCGATTTCAACATAGACTGTGCGATATTCTCGGGTCTCTCGAAATTGAACTTCTACCAGAGTTTTCGGGCTATTCTCCAGATCCACCCCATGTGAATCCAGCCACGCAGCTTGGTACCACTCGGCCTCCGCCAAGAGCTTCCACTTCGCGTCCCGACCAATTATGAGTTGCTGGAGTTGTTGAAGAAGTTTCTCCATCAGTCAATTCCTCGATAAATAAGATTGTCGTTGCAGCCCCAATCCGGTCCATACTCAGTTCCGTACATAATCGCTTTTTGACGTCGATTATAAGTTTGGACTCCGACAATCAATTGGCCTCCAGAACCATCCGGAATGACAGAATAAGTCGTAGTGTAAAGTGTCTGTTTGAAACCCTCCGCTGAAACGTCTCGATCTCCAAGGCCTATAAAATCCTCTGGAGGAGAAGGATGTTTTGTAAGGTCTTCTGCTCGAACAATATGGTATGTAGGAGACGAGCCCAGAGTTTCTGGAACATAAACCCACTTCCCATCAAAAAACACAGGCAGTCCTTCTTCTGCGTTCCCCAAATAAGCGGTAAAAGAAGAGGGCTCAATTTGATTCTGAATAAAAGAATCATCAATCGGGTCGTATTTCCCCAGAGAAATCGCACCACTAGAAGTATTGTCTAGTGCATATATAAGCTGTTGACTATTTGGTTCCCACCACGCAGCTTCTTGGATAATATCAAGGTCTGCAGCTCCGGGATATGTTTCTGACCTCCCCGAAGTAGTGCCGTCCAAAAACCACCAGTCCATGCTTCCGTCTCTAGCAAAAGTCACCCATTTTTGGTTGATGGGGTCTTTTGCAATAGCCCAAACATAGTGACTAGGTTCAGCCATGTTGACTGTTTTATTCGGAATATCGACAAACCGGAGGGCCATTCCCGCGCTATTCGAAGTGGCTCCGGCAATAAGCATATGGTCTTTACAAAAATCGACATCAAAAACTTCACGCGATTGGTTGCTGTACTCGATAACTCCCTCGAGATAGTTGTTCCCGGTTAAAACGTTGTAAACCACCCATTTTTCGTGAGTGTTGTTGTCGGGATCATCGCCAAAAACCACATAATATTTGCCGTTTGCAAACACCCGGTTAATTGAGTCGAGATCTCCCGAAACATCGTCTGTTCGGACTGTCTCTCGAAGGTCGAGAGTTTCAATATGAACAATCAAATTCGTTGTGTCGGCCCAGTACAAAAACTGTCCGTCAACAACGACAGGATCGTCCGCTTTCAAATTCGAAAATTGTCCGTATCCCGAATAAATAATGTCAACATACTCGGGGTGATCACTGGGAGGAAGAAAATTGACAATTCCCTCCTCCTCAACATTGAAAAGATCATACCCACCATACCGAGGGTTCCGAACAACTTGAGAAGAGAAACTCGCCCATCGACCAACATGCTGCTGACGCCAGTTAAACTTCGTAGAAGGGGCACCGCCTCCATCCGGCCAGCCAGACGGCCTGACGTTCGTAGGCTCGCTCAGACGGTTTGCTGGCGCATTTTCTCCCCAATCAATTTTTCCTCGATCTTCTCGGTCACTCATCTGTCTACCTCATCAATGACTTTGGCAAGCCACGTTCCGTTGTCGAACCCATTATTAGAATCGTCGAACCGGAACGCTCCTTCTTCCGCTTCAATTAAAGTAAATCCAGTCCCCGCTTGAATTGCATCTCCCATAAACTTCCAGATCTCGCGACGCTCAGCAAAGGACAGATCCGAACTCCGAACTGTCTCCAAAACAACTCCCGCAGGATACGAAGTCCAGAACTGAACTGTCCCCTCCGCGATGTTCTCGAAAATTGAAATCAATGTATCGATAGTCCCGGCCGAGCGATTTACCTGGGTCCGGTGAGCAACAAACCGTCGGAGGTTCTCATCCGTCAATCCTCGATTCTCAACGCCCATAATCTCAGCCCAGAACTGCAACAACTCTCCGCTCGCGTCCTCCACAACGAGGTTGTTATAGAACTCCCCTACCGAGTTTTCAGCCTCCTGAATCTCAAGAGCAATCGCACGCAACAGCTCCGTAAAATCATCCTTATCTTGAAGCCAAGGGAAGAGCCGGTTAATCGCGCTCCCCACGACATTCGTCTTAAGAGTGTAATTTTTAGATTCTTTGGTTCGAGTCATACTGCTGTTGAGTTTACTAAAATTCTAGAACTATCGAAGACCGCAATCTGATCAAACGCTACTGGCAGGTTCGACGTGTTGCTTGGATTCTGAGAAAAATCGATGTCTACAGTCGCATCCAAAACTCCATCCACCTCATCCACGTTCGCCAGAAAATTAAGATGAATGACATCCTCTCCGGGGTCCAATGCATTCCCTATCTCAAGGATCTTGTCTTCAACCACATCATCCCCGTTCGATGGATAGTCATCTGCATCATAATCCACAGAGACATCAACATAGACGTCTCGCTGAATGGCTGGAGAATATCTGATTTTCACATCCGTCCCGTCCTTCGCAGTAACCCATGCTTCTTGAGTCCCCTCAGTCTCATTTCCTCCGGGGTGAGTTCGGTAGATTGCCTTGAAAACATCCACCTGATCAATGTTCGCTGTATTCGCGGGAGGAGGCCAGACAATTATTTTTATTTGATGCGGGGCCAGAGCCGTTGTGTAATCGTCCTTATCTGTCCGATTCGAAAGAACAATAACATTCTCGATCCCTTCAAAAGTCAGGAGGTCTCCGCGAATAGCATAGTCCGTTCCCTTTCCGAGAACACCTAAAGAAAGCTCACGCCGAATCCGAAGAGCATCGTCCGGTTCAACCAAACGTCCCTCTGAAACATCTGAGTCAAAAACCGCCTCGGGATTTCCGAGCCCCGAGATTGTTGAAACAGACTCCAACTCATCTCCGGCATCTCCTGAAATCGGTCCATTATTGACGCTCTCTACCGGAATAACAACCTCTCCCGACGCAGGAATTGTATCAGTTTGAGTTGTTTTGAATCTATTTTTCGTTGCGACGTGCTCAAATTCACTTCCTGAATCGATCTGCACCCCCTGAGAGCCGAATATTTTAATCTCGCCGGTGGAAGGCTTGCCGTCCAATCTCGTCAGCCCTATGTAGCTCGCAAGAGCTTCCAACATCTCCCCGTAACTGTTGTCTGGATTGATCGCGTCATAAATGGCCTTCTCTCCAGACCAAACTTGAGCAATTTCCTCCGAAACAGCAGTGACAAATTGCATGAAAATCGAGTCCGATGCCGTATTAATAGAACTCGAAATATTCGACTGCACTCTCCCGACAATATCGTCAATAATTTCGGGAGTTCTCTTCGGCTCGAATCCACTGTTGCTAAGTCCCGGCATACTTACCTCGTAATGATCGATCTACTTCCAGCAAGAATCGAAATCATGTAAATTTCTTCTTCGGGATTGATCACATTCCGAACGTTCCGCTCGAATGGAGTATGAGCAATGTAATCAACCTTCGCTCTGCGCTGAGTTCGGTCGTAATCAATGTCCAAACTATCGATCTCCAAAACGTTTGGAGTAGACACCACCAATTCCGTAATCATTCCCTGAATTTGCGCTAAGTCAGGAGCTTTTTTAAACACAACATCCTGATATGGACTACCAAAACTGAGGTCAAAATCCCACGTCCCCTGAATCGTCAAATGCTTCACTATCAGCCGTTGCTGAACAAGCTCCTCGCGCCGCACCAGCCCGATGTCTCCATCGACGAAGGCCAGGTCCCGAGTGTCCGGGTCTATTGCAAAGTCAATCTCGTCGGTCATTACTCATCCTTCGCGTGAGTTGCGTCCACATTCCCAGCGACGCCGGGATACGGACTCGGGGATGTTGAGGAAACGCCGGCAACGTGAAGAGGCTGCTGAACGGGATGAGTATGTGCGCGAATTGCCGTCCAAAGCGCACTAAGTTCCGCTTTCACATCCGGAGCAAGTGCGAGAGGCACTGACGAGTTCTCGTCTCCAAATCGAACCGAGTTCGGAGTTTCACATACCACGTCAGCGGACTCAGCTTTGATTGTAATGTTTCCTCCCGGTTCCATCTCTATCTGTTGGCTCCCGTCTTCATTCGTAATCCTCAGATTCTCCTCATGCGCCTCAGAATGGCTTTCCGGCCGAGGTCGCGCTCCGAGAAACGCAATAGAATCGTGCATATTCACTCTGCGGTACATCTGAGGGTCGTAACCGACCGCTCCCCGGTCAGCCCATTCGTCAGTCGACCGAGATACGACGTGAAGCGTTACAAAATCTCCCGGTTTGACCGGCATCAAGATCGCATACTCTCCAGACTGATAATGAGCGACCGGAACCTGAGAAACGGGGGGGAATTGAACGTATTCGCCGTCATTGAACTTCTTATTTGCAACAGGCTGTACAGTCACCTCTTCATTATCCGAGTCATACGATTGAACTTCCGCTATCTCGTGAACATGAATCTCACCTTTAATCTTCCTGCCGAAATTTTCGAGTAAACTATTCAATTTTCGAATCAGAGCTTTGCCTAATGGCATTACTGCCCCCTGTACGGTTCGCATTCGACCGTGGAGGTAAATGTTTGTCCATATTTCGAGCCTTTATGCCCGATAGATACGCACATCCAGAGCCCGCTCTGGTCACTGAACTCGCTTTCCAACTGAATCAGCCGTCGAGGCGAAATTTCAGGGTCCAATCGCTTCTCAAACTTAATTCCACGGTCTGTCTTCTCGGGAATCCCCTGCATTCCCGTTTCCTTTGAGACTAGCACTGCTTCAGCAGGAGTGTACAGAGGTTCACTTTCCCCGACGACCTCAATTCGTCCGTTTTGGACGCTCCAACTCGCGCCAGCCGCTTCGCAAAGCCGGTTCATCACATCTGAGCTTCTGCCGACAAGGTAGCCGCCAAATCCGTTCTTCGATTCGTCAACTTGGTCGCCAAACCAGCTCGTTTCGACCAAAGAATCGGTCAAATTCACAGAATCCTCGATCATTTTCTGGGCGGTCTTCTGAATCAGTCGCTTCGTCGTCTGCTGTTTAGAATATGACTTTGCAATCTTTGAGTTCGTGTACGCTGAATGGCCGTCTCCGCTCTTCAAAGTCGTTTTGTCGTCTTTACTGCTCCATTCAGTGTCAGTTTTCGTAATGCTTCCCTGATAGAGAAGCCTCGGGCGATTATCCCACTCCTTATACCCGGCATAAATTCGGAGGGCCTTGTTCCCTTCACTGACAAACGCTCGAGACTCCTCATTCAAATTCCAGATATCGATGGTCGCTTCATTCGGGGTCGAGTAATCATCCTGCTTAGTCTCAAAATCGATCCGGAGAGGCCGGTCCTCCGGCCCGAGAGCTTCGCGGTCTCCCCACATAAGTCCTTCGCCCGTTTTCGCGTCCAATACCTGAAGGCGAATAGAACGCCGAAAATTTTCATTATCTCCACTCATAACACCTCCACAGCATCCGGCTCACCTACGCCAAAGTCGGTGAAGTCTACGAGTTCGTCCGGGGAGAAATAAACGAGGTCCACACCCTCGCCTAACTCTACCCGACGAATCCGACCACGGAGGTCGTTGGAGCGAATAAATGCCAGAGCTCCATCATACATTCTCTGGTCGACTGTCCTCCAAAAAAGAGAGTAATTCAAAGAAGCCTTCCGGCCAACTCGAATCGGATCGAAGTTTTCATCGAAAAGGGAGATGTACCAGCTCTCAATCCGAACATCCCACCACATCTCGATAAAATAAGTCGTTTCCTCAATCGATAGTTCTTGCTCGAACCAAGGGAGGTCAGGACTGAGTTCGAAAGTGAATGACATCATCC